GCTTGGCAATCTTCAATTGTTACAGCTGCAACTCACACATCATCGGCTGGCCAAGGTTTATGGCTTGATACTAGTTCTAATGCTATTACACTTACACTACCAGCTTCTCCATCTGTTGGAGATCAATTAATTTTTTCAGATTTTAAAAGAACGTGGGGATCTAATGCAGTGACTTTAACTTTAAATGGTTCAAAATATCAAGGTCAAACAAGTCCTGATCCTGTTTATGATACTACTGGTGAAACAGTGCATATTGTTTATTCTGGTTCTACACAAGGATGGATACCTATAAATGATGGTGCTGTTGCTGATGAAGTTCCACAAACAACTACAGCTACAATGTTAATTGTTGCTGGTGGAGGTGGTGGTGGACAAGATGATGGTGGAGGTGGTGGCGCTGGTGGTTATAGAGAATCAACACAAGCTTTAACTCCAGGAGCAGTATATACAGTTGTTGTTGGTGGTGGGGGTGCTAATCAAGTTTCTGGTAGCGATTCATCAATTTCAGGTTCAGGAATTACAACAATTACATCTGCTGGTGGAGGTCGAGGTGGAAGTGGTAGTATTAATAATGCTGCAGCTGGAGGCTCTGGAGGCGGAGGTGGAAATACTGGTTCACATCCTGGAGCAGCTGGAAACACTCCAAGCACAACTCCAAGTCAAGGTAATGCTGGTGGTGCTGGTCAAAGTTCTTCACCAAGAAACTCAGGTGGAGGAGGTGGAGCTTCAGAAAATGGTAATACAGATGGTGCTGCTCACGGTGGAGATGGAACATCAAATTCAATAACAGGTTCAGCAGTATTTTATGCTGGAGGTGGTGGTGGAGCAACAAGAGTTGATGGAAACGCAAGACCTGGCGGAGATGGTGGTGGAGGTAATGGTGGTTGTGATACCCCACAAGTTACAGCTACAGCTGGAACTGCAAATACAGGGGGTGGAGGTGGTGGAGGTTCTGGAAATACACCACAAGAAGGAGCTGCTGGAGGAAGTGGAGTGGTAATTATAAGTGTTCCAGATGCACAATATTCAGGCACAACATCAGGAAGTCCAACAGTGGCTACAGGTGTAGGTGGGAATACAGTAATGACATTTACAGGAAATGGTACTTATACAGCATAGGAAAATATTATGGCACATTTTGCAAAAATAGGATTAAACAATAAAGTAACTGACGTTCAAGTTGTAGTAAATGAAGTTTTACACGACAGTAATGGTGTTGAACAAGAAAATATTGGAATTGATTTTTTAACTAAACTTACGGGCTGGTCTCTTTGGAGACAAACATCTTACAATGGTAATTTTAGAAAAAATTACGCTGGAATAGGTTATACTTACGACGAAGATAGAGATGCTTTTATACCTCCACAACCTTTTGCAAGTTGGATTCTTAATGAAGAAACTTGTTTGTGGGAAGCACCAGTGGTAAGACCAGACGAAGAAAAAAATTATAAATGGAATGAAGAAACAAAACAATGGGATTTAAATGAGTAAAATAGAAGTAGATGCAGTAGAACCACAATCAGGTACAGCCTTAACTATAGGAGCTAGTGGAGACACTATTACTGTTCCTAGCGGCGCAACTTTAACTGTTGCTTCTGGTGCTACGATTAACAACCAAGGTACAGCAACAAACTTTGGTGCTACAGGTTCGGCTTCTTGGACAACAACAGTTAAGACAGGAAATTTTACAGCAGTCGCTGGTGAAGGATATTTTGTAAATACAACAAGTGGTGGAATTAATGTAACACTTCCTGCAGGAAGTGCAGGAGCTGTTGTTGCAATTAAAGATTACGCAAACACTTTTGATACAAATAATGTAACGTTGATTCCAAATGGTTCAGATAAAATTGGTGGAGACGCTGGTAACAAAAAACTTAAAACTGAAGGAATTGCAGTTACATTAATTTTTATAGATTCAACAAAAGGTTGGTTGGTAACTGATGATGGTTTACAAAGTAATGTAAAACCTTTAACTTATAATGTAGATTTTTTAGTTATTGCTGGAGGTGGAGCAGGTGGTCAAGATACGGGAGCTGGAGGTGGAGCTGGAGGTTATAGAAATTCTTTTTCTTCAGAAACATCTGGTGGAGGTGGTTCTTCTGAAACAGCTTTATCATTAAGTCCAGGAACAGTTTATACAATTACAGTAGGTGGAGGTGCAGCTGCAAACCCTGGATCTCCTAGTAGAATTGGTGGAGATGGTGATGATTCATCTATTTCTGGTTCTGATATTACAGATATAACTTCTGCCGGCGGTGGCGGTGGAGGTGGAGGCGGTGGTTCTCCAGGTCAAGCTGGTGGATCAGGAGGAGGTGGTGGTGACACTAATGGAACAGGTGGTGCTGGTACTGCCAATCAAGGTTTTGCTGGAGGAACTTCAAGTGGTGGTTGGGCAGGTGCTGGTGGTGGAGCAGGTGAAGCAGGAGATACTGATGGTGATGGACACGGTGGAGATGGATTAGCATCATCTATAACTGGAAGTTCTGTTACTAGAGGTGGCGGTGGAGCAGGTTGTGATTATCCAGCAACTAATACACCTGGAGGTGATGGTGGCGGTGGAAATGCTACAAACCCTACAGGAAATGGTGGTAATGGTACAGCAAATACTGGTGGTGGAGGTGGAGGTGGTGCAGTTTCCCCTTCTAGAAATGGTGGTGCTGGTGGTAGTGGTGTTGTAATTTTAAGAATGGCTGATTCAGATTATTCGGGAACAACAACGGGTTCTCCCACTGTTACTACAGGAGTCGGTGGATCAGATACAGTATTAGTTTTTAATGGAGATGGGAGTTACACAGGATAATGGCACATTTTGCAAGATTAGGAGTTGGTAATGTAGTTGTAAAAGTTCACGTTGTTTCAAATAATGTTGCAACAACCGAACAAGCAGGAATAGAATTTTTACAAAATTTATATAAAACAAGAGATATTTTTAAACAAACCTCTTATAATACTATAGGAGGAGAACATTTATTAGGTGGAACACCTTTTAGAAAAAACTTTGCTGTTAAAGGATTTACATACGATCAAACTAAAGACGCATTTATAGCTCCAAAACCTTTTAATAGTTGGATATTAAATGAAACAACTTGTCAATGGGAAGCACCAGTTGCTTTACCTGATACAGAAAATAGATATAATTGGAATGAAGAAGAACAACAATGGGATTTAAATGAGTAGTATTATAAAAGTAAATACAGTTCAGGACGTAGACGGTAATAATATTATTAACGAAAATGCTAATACTATTACTATCGGTAAATCTGGAGATACAGTAACTGTTGCATCAGGTGCTACTTTTGTTGGAGGTGGAATTCAATGGCAATCAACTATTGTAACAGGTGCTACACACACGGTGTCTGCTAATCAAGGTATATGGATTGACACATCTTCTAATGCCTGTACTCTTACACTACCTGCTTCACCTTCTGTAGGTGATCAAGTAGTTTTTACAGATTATGCAAGAAACTGGGGAACAAACGCAGTAACACTAAATTTAAATAGTGAAAAATTTCAAGGAAATACAACTCCTGTTCCTGTCTATGATACTACTGGTGAATCAGTAGATATTGTTTATTCAGGATCAACTAAAGGTTGGATTCCTAATTCTGACGGAGCAGTTGCTTTAGAAACACCACAAATAGTTGATATTGAATATTTAGCTGTAGCCGGTGGAGGAAGTGGTGGCCGTGGTAACTCTGGAGGTGGTGGAGCCGGTGGTCTATTAACTAATTTTGGTGGAACAGCTCTTAGTATTAATACTAATACAGTTATGACTGTAACAGTAGGAGCAGGCGGGGCAGCAATATCTGGTTCATCTGGAGTAGGAAATCAAGGAGCAAATAGTACTATATCAGGATCTGGATTTTCAACAGTAACTGCTATCGGTGGTGGAGCAGGTGGTAGAGGTAATTCAATAGCACCCGCACCAGGAAATCCTGGTGGAAATGGTGGTTCAGGCGGTGGATCTGGATATGGAGGTAATGGTGGTTCAGGAACATCACCACAAGGTAATGATGGAGGTAGTAATAATCCAGTTACAGGTGGTCCAAAATATGGTGGTTCTGGTGGAGGTGGTTTTGGTGCTGTTGGTGGTAATGGTTCAGGTAGTGCTGGTGGTAATGGTGGTAATGGTGGAGCAAATTCAATAACAGGTTCTTCAGTGACGTACGCTGGAGGAGGCGGTGGATCTGTAGATAACCCTGGAGGCGGAGGTTCTGGTGGTTCTGGTGGTGGCGGAGCTGGTAGTTATAATGTTCAAGGCCCTGGAACTGATGGACTAGGTGGAGGTGGAGGTGGAACTCACACAACTCAAGATTCAGGTAAAGGTGGAGATGGAGTTGTTATTTTAACTATGGCAGATGCAGATTATTCGGGAACAACAACAGGTAGTCCAACAGTAGCTACTAATGTAGGTGGCACAGGAAAAACAACTGTTAAATTTACAGCGAATGGAAGTTATACGGTATAAAATATTATGGCACATTTTGCAAAATTAGGAATTGGAAATAAAGTTTTATCGGTTGAAGTTGTGCACGATAGTATTGCAACAACAGAACAAGCAGGTGTAAATTTTTTAAATAATTTATATAAAACAAATGATGTTTGGAAACAAACATATGTAGATAAAAGTTTAAGAAAAAATTTTGCAAGTATTAATTATAAATACGATCAAACAAGAGATGCATTTATTCCACCTAGGCCTTTTGAAAGTTGGCTTTTAAACGAAACAACTTGTTTATGGGAAGCACCAGTTGCTTTTCCAGATGATGGGCAAGACTACAATTGGAATGATAATACTCAACAATGGGATCTTATTGACAAACCATAAAAATTAATGTAGTTTAGTTTTTGGTATGTTGGAAGAAAGTAATAATTTTATAAATCAATATTATTTATCAGATTCATCTATTTGTGATGATTTAATTACTTTATTTAAAAATTCTAAAAATAAGTTTACAGGTCAAATAGGAAAAGGTATTGATAAAACAATTAAAGATAGTACTGATTTATTATTATGGAATGAAGATATTCCTCAATCTAAAATATTAATTAATTATTTTAAACAATTAAATGAATGTTTAAATTTATATAAAAAAAAATATGTGTCTTGTAATACTCAAGTTTCAACTTGGGGTTTAGAACCTGCTTTTAGAATTCAAAAATATAAACCATCACAAGCATATCACGGATGGCATTGTGAAAAAACAGATTCATCTACAGCTATAAGACATTTAGTTTGGATGACATATTTAAATGATATTAAAAAAGGTGGAGAAACAGAATGGTATTATCAAAAATTAAAGGTAAAACCACAAAAAGGATTAACTGTTATTTGGCCTAGTGAATGGACATTTACCCATAAAGGTCATACTACTATAAATGAAAATAAATATATTATAACTGGTTGGTACGAGTTTAAAGAATGAAAAATTTAAAAGATTATATACTTCATTTGGACAATTGGATTCCTAATAATATTTTAAATAAAACAATAAAAGAATTATCTAAAGATAAAACTTGGCAACAACACACTTTTACTAATCCAAAAACATTTGAATCAAAACCAAAAAATGGAGATAAAGAACTTGATATATGTTATGGAAATAAACTTACTTATATAAAAGAACTTCATCAATTAACTTGGAAAGCTTTAGAAAGATACATTGTTATTGACAAAATTGGTGAAGAAACTTTTGATGGTTGGACAGGTTTTAGTTTAATAAGATTTAATAGATATAATAAAAATCAAATTATGTCTAAACATAGTGATCATATTAAAAGTTTATTTGAAGGAGAAAGAAGAGGCATTCCAATATTAAGTATAGTTGCTGTTTTAAATGATAATTATGAAGGTGGAGAATTTATTATGTTTGATGATTATGAAATTAAATTTAAAGCTGGAGATTTAATAATATTTCCATCTGTATTTTTATATCCACATTTGGTTAAACCCGTAAAAAAAGGAATAAGATATTCATTTGTATCTTGGGCATATTAAATGAAAGAACCTATACTCCATAATATTTTTCCAACACCTATTTATACTACAAAAATAGATAGAGGATTTACTAAACAAGAACTACAATTTGTAAAAGAACAAAAAAAACATTGTAGTAATAATGAAGGCAATATTAATACAAAAGATAGTTATATATTAAATAGAAAAGAATTTAAAAACATAAAAATTTTTTTAGATAAACATTGCAAAAATTATTTAGATACCGTTATTTGTCCTAAAAATAATATAGAACTATATATAACTCAATCGTGGTTAAATTATACAGAAGCAAATCAATATCATCATAAACACGAACATCCTAATTCAGTGGTATCTGGCGTGCTTTATTTTGATTCAGATATAAAAAATGATAAAATACTTTTTAGTCATAGTAAAGGTTACCAACAAATATCTCCAGAAACTGATAAAGAAAAATTTAATTTATGGAACTCTAGCACTTGGTTTTTTCCTGTTGAAACAGGTAATTTATTTATGTTTCCATCATCAACTACTCATCAAGTAGAAACTAAAAAAGGAACTAATACCAGAATAAGTCTAGCTTTTAATACTTTCTATAAAGGTTCTGTAGGATCAAATACTCAATTAACGGAGTTGATACTATAGAAATATAGTATATAATCTTTAGATGGAGGCAGGGCACCACCACATACCCCCTGTCTCCTTTTAAGGATTATTTATGAGTTTAGGATTTGACGCAATATCAGCATTACCATTTGCTACATCAGGACCCGATTCAGATGTAGCTGTAGTCGTAACAGGTAATAGTTTATCTATTACAATAGGTAGTGTAGGTATTATTGCAGACGCAGTTACAGAAGAAGCTGATCCAAATAGACTTGCATTAGGTACAGGTTCATTAACTATTACAGCTGATGCTAATCACACAGTTACAGGAAATGCTGTATCTTTAGGTATAGGTGCCTTTACTATTAATATAGATACTAACGTAACACCTACTGGAAACTCATTGACCTTGACTACCAAGAATGTTACAATAACTGCTGACGCAAATGTATTACCTACAGGTTCAGGTCTAACACTAGATACAGTAGAACCAGGGGTTATTACGTGGAACGATATAATACCAGGAGCAACAATGGTTTGGACACCAATAAAACC